CACGGGTGTCCCCCGAGAGGGTCTGGCGGCGCTGCGTGAGGTCGAGGCCGAAGGCGGTGCGGTCGCGGGCTTGCTGAGCAGCCTTCTCGGCTTCGAGCCGCTGGCGCGTCGCCTCCGCCGCGGCGGCTTCCGCCTCCTGCACTTGGCGGAGCGCGGCCACGTACGGCGAATCCTTGCCGAACTTCTCCTCTGCGTCCCGGATCTCCTTCTGTGCCGCCAACGACGCCGCCAGCTGCTCCGCCTCAACCTCCGCCCCGGTCGCGCGCAGCCGCCGCACTTCGAGGTCGCCCATGGCCAGCCGCATCCCTTCCTCGAACTGCTGCCGAATGAGGGCCAGCCGCTGCTGCTCCAGCGTGTTGAGTTCGGCGAGCACGCGGTTCCGCTCGGCTTCGTTCTTCCGGCCGCTGAACGCCGCCTCGGTCTGCTGGCGGAGCTGCGAGAACTGCGCGGACGCTTGCGCCAGCGCCTGCGACAGTCCGTCGCCGGACAGACTCGCGCGCAGCGCCGACAGCGCTTGCCCCAGCTGCTCTTGGGCGGCCCGCTGGGCAATGAGCTGCTGGGTGGCGTTCTTGGAGGCGCCGATAAGCCCGCCGATGCCGCCGATGAGGCCACCGACGACCGCCCCGATCGCCGTGCCAATCCCTGGGACGACGGACCCCGCCGCCGCCCCCGTCGCCGCGCCAGCTGCCGCGCCACCGAGCGCACCGACCGTGCGACTCGTGGTCATGGAGCCCACCGCGAACCCGCTGCCGAACGCCCCCACCGCCCCGCCTACGCCCGCCGCCACGCGCTGGGTGCCCGACATGGACTGGTTGGCCTTGGCCATGGCCTTGGCGCGCTCCTGTGCCCGTGCCAGCCCATCCAGCGCGCCCGCCAGCACCCCGAGCATCCGCACGGCGTCGTTACCGGTGCCGTTCAGTGCTTGGCTCACATCCCGCAACGTTCCGGCCACGCTCGAGAGGGCGGTGTCCATGTCGCGGAAGCCGTCGGCGGTGCCAGCGGGGAGCGCGAAGACCTCCCCACTCACCCCCTTCAACGCATCCCGCACCCGCAGCAGCTTCTGCGTTTCCGCCGCTTCGGCGACGATCGCGCCCAGCACTTGGGGCGTGATCGCGAGACCGGCGGCCTTCGCGGCGTTGAGCCGTTCGGTGATCAGCGCGTTCAGCTCCTGCTGCGCGGTGTACTGCCGCAGCGCGTCGCCGCCTTGCAGAAGCGCGGCGATCTCGGCCCGCAACGCGTCGATGTTCTTCGCACCCGTCGTGACGAGATTCGCCAACGCCCGCTCGCCGTCCCGGATCGCTTCCGTGCGCGCCTGCTCCGCATCCGCCGCGCGTTCGGCGAGCTCGATGCCGAGTTGCACGACTTGGGCCTGATACTCGCGCTCCACGGTCGCGCGATCCTCTGCCGCTTTCGCCGCCGCCCGCTGCGCCTTGGTCTGGGCCTCAATCGTCGACTGAACTTGTGCCCCAAGGGTCAGCTGCGCCTGTGTGGTCGCGAGCAACGTCTTGGCTTTCTGGTCCCCTTCCGCCAGCGCCTGCGCGAACGTGCGCGTGACCGTGGCCGTGTCCTTCCACTGGTCGGCGGCCTGCGAGAACGCGTCGGCCGCGAGCTTGCCGCCCGTGCGGGCCGCGTTGAGCGCACCGCCCAAGTTCTGGATCTGCGCCAGCTGGGCCGAGGGCGCCCAGTTCACCTGGGCGACATTCTTCGCGGCGGCGTACAAGTCCTCCGCCGACTTGGTGGCGGCCTTCACTTCGTCGGTCGCTTCCTTCTGCCGCGTGCGCCAGAGGTAGACGGCCGCGGCCACCGCCGTGAGTCCAGCAATCGTCAAGCCGATCGGCCCCGTCATCGCCGCCCACATGAGGCCCGCGCCATACCGCGCCAACGCCAGCGCTTCGGTGAGCGACCCGACCACCCCGATGAGCGACACGAAGTTCATCACCGCAGCGGCACCAGCGGTCGCCATCAGCGCCGACCCCGCCTTGGCCGCCGCGAGCGCCAGCCCGCCAACACCCAAGGCGACCGTGACCGCGACAACGGCGTCCTTGTACTCGACCATGAAGCGCGCGGTTTCGCCCAACACGCCTGCGATGCCTTGCGTGGCGCTCTTGGCCTCGTCGCTGCCCGCCACCACCAACCCGAAGGCGTTGTTCAGCTGCTGCAGCGCCTGCCCGATCGTCGTGGGGATCTCGCCCGCCAACAGCGCCAGCTTTTCGCGTTGGGACTCAAGCGCCAGCGCGACCTTGCGCCCCGACAACTCGCCCGCTTCGCCCATCTCGCGCAGCTTGCCGATCGGCACGCCCAGCCCGTCGGCGATGGCCTTCGCCACGGCGGGCAGCTGCTCCATGATCGAGCGCAGTTCGTCGCCGCGCAGCGTGCCCGATGCGAACGCCTGCCCCAGCTGCACGAGGCCCGCTTCGGCGGCCCCCGTGCTGGCGTTGGACAGCCGCACGGCGTTGGACACCGCCTCGGTGACGGAGACGAGCTGCGCTTGTGAAATCCCCAGCTGGTCGCTGCTGCGCGCCAATCGCGTGTACAGGTCAATCGTGGCGGCATAGGAGGCGCGCGACGCTTGGGCGATCGCGAACAGTTCCTGCTGGACCCGCGCGAACGCGGCGCCGCTGCCGGTGACCTGACGCAACCGCGCGTCGAGGAGCGTGTACTGGTCCACCGCCTGCTGCAGCCCACGAATCCCGAACGCCACCCCGAGCGTGGCCGCCGCCTTCTGCAGCTCCTTGACCGCCCGTTGCGCCGTCCCTTCGATGGACTTGAGCGCCGTATTCGTCTCCTGCGCCCCCCGCTTGGCGCCGGAGGAATCGATCACAATGCCAAGTCGCGCGACGCGGGCCATCAGTCCTCCGAAGGGTCAGCGGGAGTGCTCCCGCGTTTCATGCGCTGCATGGCGAAACTGAGGAATGCGTGGTCGGCCTCCCGCACCAGCGCGACGTCGAGCGGGGTCAAGACCACCCCCGTCAGCGTCTGGTACGCCAGCAACTCCGTGTACGTCACCGCCCCGATCCCGCCCATCCCGCTCGAGCGTGTCCCGCTCACCGCCCCGAACACCTCCCACGCCCGCGCCGCGATCGGGGGCAGCGGCGGCCCGACGATGTCGTCGATGACCGCCGCCAACATCTCCGGCTGCGCGTCCGCCATGCCGATGAGTTGGTCACGCTGCGTGACGTCATCGGCGACCCGATCACTCAGGCGGAAATGGTGCTCGACGAAGGCGCGGAAGGCGTCGAGGATCGGGCGAAAAAACGGGCACGGTCCGAGATAAACGACAGCGCCTGTTCCCGGATCAGCGGGTTCTGCGTGTAGAGTTCGCGGATGTGCTCCGACGTGAACGGCAGCGCTTCCCCGTCCTCGTCCTCGAAGCCGTGCCAGCCGACGGTGAGCGTGACGAGCTTCTCCAGATCGAACGCCGCTTGGTCGGCGATGTCCTGCGCCGTGACGGCGTTCGACCGCTTCTTCGTGCCGAACATCGACGCGACAACGCGCGTCTGTGCGTCCGCCTGCCGCTGGTGGTCGAGACGCTTGGCGGTGTCGCTGTCCGCCCCCAGTAGGGTGAGCGTGGCGGGGGTGCCGTCCGCCGCCAGCAGCGGCGGCAGTTCGCCGTCCTCGTCCCGCTCGCCGAACGGGTCGCGAACGATGAGCGTGGCGCCGGCTTCCGCCTGCTGCTTGAGCTTGAGTGTGCCGAGCTTGGCCATGAGACATCCATGGGGGCGGCCCAATCGCCGCCCCCGGTGAAGGGTTACGGCGTGCGGGTGACCTGCACGGTGGTATTGGGCGACGACGCCAGCGCCTGCCACGTCAGGTTCAGGTTGGCGGGGCTGTTCCGGCTCATTTCGCCGATGCCGCCTTCGGTGAACTTGACGTTGCTGAACAGGTACGCATCACGCAGCGTCGAGGCGCCGCCCAGCGTGAGCGCGAGCGACGTACTCGTGTCGCTCAGGTACTTGTCGATCAGCGCCGTGGCGCCGGTCGGGACGTACAGGCTCAGCGTGCCGGTGCACACGAACGTGCCCTGATCGAGCCCCGCCAAGGCCGTCGTGCCGACCTGCGGCATGGGGATGCCCTGCCGCGTCATGTTGATCGTCAGGCCCAACGTGCCGATGCCGCTGGGACCGAGGTTGAGCGACCCCCCCTCCTGGATTAGCTGGACGCTGCCGACCGGCGACATGATCGGGTTCGTGGGCGCCGCGGTGGGTGCCGCGCTGAAAACCGTGGCCGTCGCGAACGACGTGGGCGGGATTAGGGCGCGGTACGTGATCGTGCCCGTGATCTTGCTCCCCTGCTGCAGCGTGATCGAGATGCCCTCGATGATGCAGCCACGGGCGGCCATGTACCGGCCGATATCCGTGTACTGATCTTCGATCGTGCACGTGCGGAGCGTCGAGCCCACGCGGAGCACGTTGGTGGTGAACGCGGCGCCGAACAGGTTTTCGAGCAGCGGGTGGATGCCGCCGTACGAATACTCGAAGTTGATCGTGCCCGTGCCGTCGACGTTGGTCCGGATGACGTCCGGCACTTCGACCAGCTGTACTTCTTCGGACTCGACCGACGAGGCGGCTGGAGTCATCCCGCCGCCGGTGGTGCGGAGCAGGGTCGGCGCCGTGGCCGGCGTCGTGCCCTGCGTGACTTCGTTCAGGAAGGCCACGCGGTAGCCGCGGGCGGTTGCTCGGGACATAGGGTAGTGCCCTCTCGGTTACTGGTGGTCGAACGTCAGGGAAACCGACACCGGGATGTGCAGCCACGCGGATTCCGCGAGGGACGGCCCGGATCGGGTGGACAACACCTCGACGGGGTTCCCGCCGACGGTGACCTGCATGGCCGCGAAGCGGTCCTCGATGTTCGAGGCCACCGTCATTGCGGCGTGCGCGTCGGTGCCGGCCGGCACGCGGATGCTCACGCGGTACGTCGCCTCACACCGGCGCATCGCGTCGGGGCCGCACTCGGCGAACGTGGAGTCGAGCGCCGTGATGCTGTCGTCCACGAACGGGCCGGTCGGCGCCGGCGCCGTGGTGTTGAGCCAGCGGCGGTCGGCGGGCAGCCCAGGCACCGTGACCACCACGCCGCGCAAGGCCGCGAGCAGCTGTTGGTAGATCACGCGCCGTACCCCACGCGCCGCGCCGCGTCGTCCACGATCTGCAGCCAGCGGGCCTCGACGGGGGCTACGAACTGCGTCGGCGCGCCCACGTTCTCCGGCGGCCCGTTGCGGCGGGTGAGGCCGCCGGTTTCCAGATAGTCGGCGTATTCCGCTACGGTGGTGACGAAGATCGAGTCGCCGAGGGTAGCGCCGGCCACTGCGGAGGTGTCGAGCGTCGGGGCGTACAGCGGCGGGTCGCCCTGCTTCCTCCCCGGGGTGGGCGGACGCTCACTCGGTCCATCCTCGGGACGGTTCCGCGCGACGCGGAAGGAGGCACGGAGGAATCCCGTATCCAGCGGCGCACCCGGGCCAAACTGGTTGCCGATGACGACCGCTTCCGCCGTCGCTTGTGCGGCCTCCTCGAAGACGCGCGCCCCCATGCGGGAAACGTCCTCCCGTCCGAACGCGCCCAGCTGGTCCGTGAACTCTTTCAGCATCAGCCGATCCCCAACACGAGGCCGTACGGCGCGCCCTGCGGCGTGTACTCCACAAGGGCGACCACTCGCCCCGTGCGGCCGGCGTAGTGGATCGTGTCGCCACGCGCCGGGGTGAACGTGCAATCCTGAAACGCCACGAACACCGCCGTCGTGACGCCCGTCCACTGGGCGTCGGAGGCGCGCGCGTAGCTTCGCGCTTCCACCTGCAGCACCCGCACGGTTTGCGCGACGGCAGACCCGGTCACCACGCCCGTCACCGGGTCGGGCAGCGGGTTGCGCGTGATCGTGGCCGGTGACGTGAGCGACCCGGCCGCTTTCACGGCGTTCGAGACGATGGACGCGAGGGGGATGGTCATTACGCCCGCACCAGCG